ACAGTAGATTGAAAAATATCTCGTAAAAAATCGTGCTACCAAAGAAATCTACGAAACACCGCAGGTAAGATATATCGTGGCCGCGGCTACTGTGTTCCATAAAGAAGAACCACAGACAGTCCGTATGAAAATGATCAAAGAATATTACAACTGTGCCTCAGATGGATTATTCACACTAGCGACTCCTGTACTGGCAGGACTAGGTACACCAACCAAACAGTTTTCATCATGCGTTCTGATCCGTTCAGACGATGACTTAGATAGTATCTTCGCTTCAGGTGAGATGATGGCAAAGTATGCTAGTAAGAGAGCAGGCATTGGTTTAGAGATCGGCAGACTACGTCCATTAGGATCACCTATCCGTGGTGGAGAGATCATGCACACTGGTATGATTCCTTTTCTTAAAAAATGGTTTGGTGATTTGAGATCGTGCTCACAAGGTGGAATTCGAAACGCATCAGCGACTGTGTTCTATCCTATATGGCATCACCAGTTCGATGATTTAATCGTATTGAAAAACAATCAAGGTACAGAAGAGACACGTGTCCGACATATGGACTATGGTGTAGTGCTTAACGCTTTCTTCTGGAGAAGATTTAAAAACAAAGAACACATCACGTTCTTCGATCCTAACGAAGTGCCTGACTTATACGAAGCGTTCTATAAAGACACGACTCTGTTCGAAGAACTGTACGTGAAATATGAAAGACAGAAAGGCTTACGTAAGAAAGTTATGTCAGCAGAAGAAGTATTCAAGAGTGGAATACTTAAAGAAAGAACAGATACAGGACGTATATATCTCGTGTTCATAGACAACGTAATGAGCCAAGGACCTTTCGATCCTGAATATCATACAGTTTATCAAAGCAACCTCTGTTGTGAGATCTTATTACCAACACGTCCATTTAAGAGATTAGACGATGCGGAAGGACGCATAGCGTTATGTACACTGGGATCGATCAATTGGGGTGCTTTCCGTAATCCAGAGGATATGAAACGAGCTTGTCGTATCTTACAGCGTAGCCTATGTAATATCTTAGACTATCAAGATTTTTTATCGATACAAAGTAAATTATCAAACGATGAGATATCACCATTAGGTATCGGTGTCACTAACTTGGCCTACTGGCACGCTAAACGTAGTCTACAATATGGTGAAGATGAAGCACTAGCAGAAGTCAAGACTTGGATGGAACATCAAGCCTACTTTTTGACACAGGCTACTGTTGAACTGGCCAAAGAACGAGGCCGTTGTATCGACTCAGATAAGACTTGGTACGGTAGAGGAGTGTTTCCTTGGGAGCGTAGAGCAAAAGGTGTTGATAGCTTAACATCATTCAAACCAAGCAAAGAACTAGATTGGGAAGGGTTGCGTAAAGAAATGAAAGACTATGGTGTCCGTAATGCTACATTAATGGCTATCGCTCCTGTAGAATCCAGCTCAGTGGTTATCGATTCAACTAACGGTATCGAGATGCCAATGAGCCTCATCACTGTTAAAGAATCTAAAGCGGGATCATTTACACAGGTAGCCCCGGAATATCAACGCTTAAAGAATAAATATCAACTCATGTGGGAACAGAAGGATTGCCAAGGATACTTAAAAACTGCGGCAGTATTAGCGGCTTATGTGGATCAAAGTATTTCAACGAATACATTCTACAATCCAGCGCACTTTGAAGGTAACAAAGTTCCTACGACACTGATAGCTAAGAACTTGATGCAGGCACAGATGTGGGGAATTAAAACATTCTATTACAGTCTAATCAATAAAGCAGGAAGTAAAGGTAAAGACGAAGAAGAACCAAAAGCATTAGAACCAATCGATTTCGATGACGAAGGCGATTGTGAATCATGTAAACTATAGGAGCAGACTATGAGCAAAGCGCAGTATGATTTAAAAACAAAAACAGATTATCTAAAAAGAAAAATGTTCCTTGATCCTCAAGGTCCTGTAACCATACAACGCTTTGAAGAAGTCAAGTATCCTAAGATACAAAAGATAGAACAGACAGCACGTGGATTTTTCTGGGTGCCAGAAGAAGTATCATTAACCAAAGATGCTAATGACTTCAAAGATGCTAGTGATGCTGTTAAACATATCTTCACTTCTAATCTTTTAAGACAAACAGCACTAGATAGCCTACAAGGTAGAGGACCAGCACAGGTATTCACCCCTGTAGTTGGATTACCAGAACTAGAAGCATTGATGTATAACTGGAGTTTCTTTGAAACTAATATCCATTCACGTTCTTACAGCCATATCATACGTAACATTTACAATGTACCTAAAGAAGTGTTCAACACTATCCACGATACCAATGAGATCGTAGACATGGCTAGTTCAGTAGGTAACTATTATGATGCTCTACATGTGATCAACTGCCGTAAAGAACTAGGACATAAAATAGATGAGATGGATCATATCAAGGCGATATGGTTAGCATTAAATGCGAGTTACGCATTAGAAGCACTGCGCTTCATGGTATCTTTTGCTACATCATTGGCTATGGTAGAGAATAAAATTTTCATCGGTAATGGCAATATAATCTCATTGATCCTACAAGATGAATTACTGCATAAAGAATGGACTGCTTGGATGATCAATCAAGTAGTCAAGGATGATGATAGATTCGCTAAGGTAGCTAAAGAATGCGAGAAAGAAGTATATGATATGTACATGGATGTGATCCGTGAAGAAAAAGAATGGGCAGACTATCTATTCAAGAAAGGTCCGGTGATTGGACTAAATGCTAACATCCTAAAAGATTTCGTAGATTATACAGCATTAACATCTCTAAAGGACATCGGATTGAAATATGATAATCCAGCACCGAGGACGAATCCTATTCCTTGGTTTAACAAACACAGTGACACTAGCAAGAAACAAACAGCACTACAAGAAAACGAGTCAACTAATTACGTTATCGGTGTGATGTCAGAAAAACTTGACTACGATGCACTTCCGAGTATATAATATAGATATGTATAAAGCACAATTTAAAAAGAACACACCATTCGAAGCATGGAGTACTGTAGGTAGCTACGGATCAGAAAGCCAAGCTATCTCATCTGCTCTACGCAAGAAACAAGCAGGAGCAGTATTAGTCCGAGTAGTAGATTCAAAAGGCAGTGTTGTTTATTCAGGTTAGTAAAGGAATATAATGAAAGCAGTAGTATGGAGCAAATCAGCGTGTCCCTTCTGTGACAGAGCAGTAGCATTGTTAACTAAAGAAGGATACGAGATCGAAGTCAAAAAAGTAGGTGAAGGTTATACTAGAGAAGATTTATTAGAAGCAGTACCTGGAGCGAGATCAGTGCCACAGATATTCATAGAAGATGAATATGTAGGTGGATATACAGAACTTAATCAAAGGATAGGATAAATGTTAATTGACAAAGGCGCATCAGTAGGCGAAGTAGTTACATTAAAACTAACATCAGGCGAAGAACTTATCGCTAAATTAGTGGAAGACACAGATACTACATTAAAATTATCAAAACCATTAGTATTAACAATGGCACAACAAGGTTTAGGAATGGCTCCATATCTATTTACAGTTGATCCAGAGAAAGATGTTAAAATTAATAAATCAACAGTAGTAGTCATGGAAGCATCAGCGAAACCTTTTGCGGATCAATATATACAAGGTACTACAGGAATAGCTATGGCTACTCCGGCCCCTGCTACAAAATAATGAAACGTACATTCTTCCTAGTCCTAGGTTTTGTCAATCTAGGCTTAGCCTATCTAGGAATGATCACCCCAGGATTACCATTCAGCATCTTCATAGTTCTAGCGGCATATTGTTTCGCTAAGAGTTCACCTAGGATGTATGCCTGGATCTATGGACATCCTAAGTTTGGACCATTCTTAAAGAACTGGACAGAAAAGCGTGTGTTTCCTCGTAAGATGAAATATTTAATGATCGTGACTATGACTTCAACTGCCGTATTTCTTTTCTTTACAGCACCTTTACTCGCAACGATATATAGTAGTGTGTTCATGCTCTTGGTAGCAGTTTGGGCATGGAGATATCCGGACACCGTCAAAGAACACGATCGCAGGATAAAAAACAAGGAGAAGGTAGGATGGCTGAAATAACAGTAGAGCAGATTATAGATTTAGCATTTAATGTAGAGCAAGGCGATCCTATAGATTGGTCTGTTTTTAAAGAAGGTAAAGAGCAAGCACTTAAAATGATCGCTTCTAGTGTGATAGAACAATTCAGCAAAGAACAATACACAGAAGATGATCTATTAGTTATGATGGCTAGCATCACGAAATTAGCCACAGAGAATATGATTTTACATTCAAAGCTCTTGCAATCCCAACAAAAAGATGCTTAAATAATAGTATTGTTGTAATTCCTTCGAAGTGAAGGCATTTCGGACGCGGGTTCGATTCCCGCCAGGTCCACCAAAGTATTTTTGTTGAAGAATGTTTTATTGGGCCTGACCAGGTTTCGACGGGGTGAGATAGCGGAGACGGCAACAGGACAGGCGACTGACCTAATCAGCGCAAAACAAGTAAATGCAGAAGATGCAGATACATTTGAGTTTGGTGCTTTATCATTTACAGGTAACACTGTAGGTGGCGAAGTAGCTGTAGCGGCCTAGTACGTCGCGACTCACGGGGCAGGTATGCCTTGTTACCCAAAATACTAGTAGGACCTTCGGGTCCTACTTTTTAATCTATTTTGGAAAATCATTTCACTTTTATCCTTGCTTAATTCCCTACTATGCTATATAATAAGTATTAACAAGATGTAACAAAATTGTAACTTGTTTGTTACATTTTGATAAATAGAGTTATCATAATATGTTCATATTATGATTTCAACTTGTGGTCCGCGGTCCTGGATGGTATCAAGGAAGGGGACAACCGGCACTTTATAATAGACGAAGTTAGTATTATTTCACAAGGAGAAATAAATGCAATTCAAGAAATTGAAACTTGCTCTTGCTTTAGCTACTGGTATGACACTTTCAACAGGTGTATATGCGGCGGCTGATCAAGAGAAAGCAATCGCTGATGCCAACAACTGGGCTCACCCACGTGGCAACCATACAAACAATGGTCACTCAGCTTTAACACAAATCAACAAATCAAACGTTAAAGACTTAAAAGCGGCTTGG